GAGTGGCGTTGGCATCCAATCCGCATGAAGCCCTCAGTGATAAGGACCGGCCAAATCAGATTGAGAATAGAGATGGGTGCTTTAGTGAGTGTTTCACCGGCCAGGTTGGCACCGTCCAGGTTGGCACGGGCCAGGTTGGCACCGGCCAGGTTGGCACCGTCCAGGTAGGCACCGTCCAGGTTGGCACCGTCCAGGTTGGCACCGGCCAGGTTGGCACCGGCCAGGTTGGCACGGGCCAGGTAGGCACCGGCCAGGTTGGCACCGGCCAGGTTGGCACGGGCCAGGTTGGCACGGGCCAGGTTGGCACCGGCCAGGTTGGCACCGGCCAGGTTGGCACGGGCCAGGTAGGCACCGGCCAGGTTGGCACCGGCCAGGTTGGCACGGGCCAGGTTGGCACGGGCCAGGTTGGCACGGGCCAGGTAGGCACCGGCCAGGTTGGCACCGTCCAGGTAGGCACCGGCCAGGTAGGCACCGTCCAGGTTGGCACCGGCCAGGTTGGCACGGGCCAGGTAGGCACCGGCCAGGTTGGCACGGGCAGAGACCGCAGCCTCCAGGGTCAATTTCATTGAGTTGTCCTCAGCCTCATGCGAGAACAAAATACTGCCGCTGAACCGGCACTTGATTTCAATCTTCATTTGTAGCTCCTCAGCAAGGTTGCGGTCAGTTGGTTGACCGTGGTTAGATAATAAAGCGATCCAATGGAACTGTAAACAGGTAATTTCAACTAATGCGAAAATAAATTGGCTACGCCTAAATCCAGGACAGCCAGATCAATCACCTCACGAATCGTGGTTCCTACCACAACACTTGTCCCGTAGTGGCACGACCAAGTGCGTGACCACCCTGCAGATGTGAGCTGGTCGTGCGCTGCCACACAAAGTCCAAACTCATCAATGGCGTTGAGCCGAGCAGTATCGTCCATCACATGTCTACTGCATTGCGGAAGCCGAGGAACACAGGGAAGCGTGGCTTCTCCTTGACGCCCGTCGGTTGGAACTTATACTTGACGACGCAGCCCACCAGGTCCTGCACCCACAGCAACTTGCGCTGTTCCTCAGTGAAGCCCGTGCCGATGTCAAACTCGACGCCGGTCTTGAGGTCCTTGACCATCAGGGCACCTAGCATCTGCTTGCCCACCTTGCCGGCCTTATGGTTGCTTCGTTCGAGGTGGCCCAGCTCGTTGCGCTTCGCCTCATTGGCGTTGTGCATGAGCTCCGCGACATCGAGGATCTTGGCTTCGCCATCCTCGAACCGCTTGACCTTGAGCAGCCAACCCTCCTTGGCCGTCGACCGGCCGTGCTTGTACGGACCATCGGGGTGGCGTAGCATGACGCCTTCATAGCCCATAGCCAGGTAGTTCTCCTCCCAGCGGTTCAGGTCATCAGCCACTTGGATGAGCTGGTGGGGCACCTCCTGAAAGTGCTTCTGCTTGCGGATGCGGCGCTGGGCGGTGTGCAAGCGGCGCTGGAAGCCACCGGTCTCAACGAAGTCGTCGAACACGTGGAAGATGACGGCTGGTTCACCGGCCACGCTCATGACACCGGAGCTGGTCTGCTGGAAGACGTCCTGCGCGGTGGGGGAGCCGACGATCAGCTCGCCATCGAGGCCATTGAACTCCTGACGGCCGAACAGCGCCTGCACATGCTTGTTGGGCAGCGGTTTGAGGCTGCGACCGACGGCCACGCCATCGATGATGAGGCAGCGAATGCCGTCCAGCTTGGGGCTGAGCAGCGCAGGTAAGCGGATGAGCTCGCCGGCTGGGGATGCAAGCATGGGTTTCATAATGTCTCCTAAGTTACTTTGCCGGCAGCGATCGAGTGCAGGTCTTGAATGACCTCAGCTACCGGAACTTGGTATTTCGTAGCAAGTTCTGAGATGATGAGGGCTACGCACTCCATTGCGAAGACGCCGTCACCATCGATGCTGATCGTGCCGTGAATCTCGTCGCCGCGCTGGCTGAACGTAGCCCGCATCTTAGGCATAGCCCGAACCTCCGCAGGACGCGCAGGGCAGATCGATTGAGCTGAACCCATGGCTTTGCTTGACCTTGCCCGCACCGAGGCACTGGGGACACGGTGCGGGCTCGCTGGCCTCAGCATGGGCTGCCTTGTAGGCGCGGCGAAGTTCGTCAAACTCCACAGGGTTCCCGCCCCGGTCGGGGTGGTGCACCATGCAGAGCTGACGCCACTTCGCCTTGACCTCGTCAGGCGTCGCGGTCTCAGGGAGACCTAAGGTCGCGAACGCCTTGCTCATAGGATATTCCAGCCTAGCAGCAGACAAGCCCACAGCAGCTTGAAGAAGAACCCCGTGGCTGCCAAGGACAGCGGAACGAGGATCAGCATCAGCAACCAGGCGATGCCGGTCGAGACACCTTCCCAGAACTTATTCTGCTTCATTGAGCACCTCGTCGAGCTTGGCAGCGTACCAGATGGCCTTGCGGTTATCCTCCACCGAGTCAGCTTTCTTGCCCAGGCGCCACTGATACTTGATGACCTGACCGCGCAGGAAGCCGATGAACTGCTCACGGCCCAGGGCAGCGCGGATGGCATCAATGCACTCGATGCCGTTGTCCGTCTCGGCGTAGTGCGGCGGGTGGTTGACCATGTCCTTGACAGGCGTGGCCTTAGTGGTCTTGCGTTGCATCGAGAATCTCCTTGAGTGAGGGCATGACGTGAAGCAGGGCAAGACGGCACATGACCGCAATCTCCCGGTGCTCCTTCTGGGTGCCGTTGCCTGCACGCAGCTGAATGTAGTGGATCCAGCTCCGTACCGAGCCTGCCATGTACAACCGGCTGGGCGTCAGGCCCTCGGGCAGCACGGCTCGTGCAACCTCCTTGGCGAGACCGCGCCGCAGCGCCTCGTGGTATGAGTGCATGGCATTGTCAGCCAGGGCGTGCTGCTCTCGGTTCCACCAGTCCTGCAGGGCGTGGTCGTCGATGTCGATGCTGGCCTGACGGTTCTTGGCATCTTGCAGCCGAGCTTCACGCAGCACCGGCTCAGCATCGACCTCAGCGTAGCGCTGGCTGAACTCCTGGAAGGAGAAACTGCGGTGGCGCAGGATCTGGCGAGCGATGTCGCGGGTCGTGGTAATCTCGATGACCGCATGGGCCATCTCAAACGGCGACCAGTGATGGTTGCGGACGAGGTAGTTCAGCAGACGAGGAGCAGTCTCGTGGTTAGCCTGGTTACTCGGGTTCGAGACCCGGGCGCAGTAGGCAACCAGCTCCTCGCCCGTCTGAACGCCTTCCAGCTCCAACGGCTGGGTGAATGCGATCAGACGGACTTGGCTCATTCTGCTTCCGCCTTATCAGCTTCGGCGCACAGGCCGTTGATGAACTCGAGCAGGTCAGCCTTGGACACAGGCACTTCGACCTCCTCAATCTCGACGTCCTTCTTCTTGCAGCCCAGCTGGTCGACGAGTTCGTCGCGCTTGGCACGTGCATCGGCTTGGGTGCTGCCGTAGCGCTTGGCGCCGGGTCCGGTTACGAGGTAGCAACGCATGATCAGGCCTCCTTAAGAGCGTGAACGACAGCGCGGAAGATGAAGTCTTTGGCCTGCTGTTCCCGCGGCAGCTGGTCAAACGGCACGATGCACGGATGAGTCTTGGCTTCAGGATCCTTGACTGCGCCGTATACCCAGCCTTCGTCAACCTTCTGCTTCATCCAGCTGATATGGCTGGCTTCGGGGCCGAAGTTACCCATGAGATGCAGATCCACACCCATGCGAGCTGACTCACGTTGCCACGCAGGAGCATCTTCCCAGGTGGGTTGGCTATTGTCACCCAACGCTTCGCAGTAAGCTTTGTTGACCTCGTGGCAGACGCGCGCAATGGCGTCCAGTGGGTGCTTGTTCAGCTGCTCTGCCAACAAGTAGCCTTCCAACTCCCAGATCTTGTCGACGGCCTTCTCCATCGCATACTGCTCGCCAAGCTCTTTATTGAAGTTGACGGCATTGACACAGGCCGACTCACCACGGACCGTGAAGCCGTTGCGCAGCGTGACGTGGGCGATGGTCGTGCGGCCATCTGGCATGATGAAGTACTCGACACCAGCGATCTTCGCTTGGATGTCTTCCTTCGTGACTTTCGTTCGCATTGAGAAACTCCTTACTTACATTGAGGTGAAAAGAAAGGAGACCGCGAAGGTCTCCTATCCTGAGGGATGACTGCTTACGCAGCTTCCTTGATGCCGGCCGTGATGGCCTTCAGCACTTCCTTGGTGGCCTTGAGCGCAGCCTTGTCTTCGGGCAGCTCGGCTTCCTTGACCACGGCCAGGACACGCTTGGTCTCGGCCTTCACAGCAGCGGCAACTTGCTTTTCGACAGCGGCTTGCACACCTTCATCGGCCAGAGCGGCCTTGATTTCTTTCGCGTTCATGTTGAACTCCTTCAAGTGGTTGAGTGAGCTTCGGGCTAATTCCCTCAGCAGGTTAGATACTACAGTCCTTGCGGACTATAGTAAATATGTGGTTTCAATATTTTGCGCTCTTTTTGCCAGTTTGCTTCATACCCCAGTCCTCGAGGTGCTTGACTGCAGCTTGCGGAGCTGCCTGCGTCATCCAGAAGTCCAGGTTGCGGACCGCGTAGTAGCGACCCTGGGACCCATCGGTCAGGCGGATCGGCTTGCCGTTGCAAATCTGGTGGAGTCCAGCCCGGGCCAGCTCGCGGCCCAGGCCATTGGCTGTCGTGCCTGTCTTGCCAGACGGATCGTAGAACTGCAGCAGCTCCTTCGAGGTGAACAGCTCCTTGGTGACCTGCACCTCCCCGACCCGCAGCACGTGGTCAGGCGTGGCCATGAGCTGACGTACCCAGCCGGCCAGGTCAGACTGCACGTTCGCGATCATGCGCTCCTTGGCAGCAGTCTTGAAGGCCGGGGCAGCCGGGTTGAAGTCGCCGAGGTCGAGGTGCAGCAGGTAGTGGAACACGGCAGCCGAGCCGCCGGTGTCTAGCCACAGGTCGTAGTTCATGTAGAACTCCTCATCCATCGGACCTACCCGGACCTCGTGAATGAAGAAGCGGCGGTCATCATCTTCGAGGAAGAATGAATCAGGATGGTTGGCCGTGAAGAAATAGTTGATACAATCCGGCACGACGTATGTGGGCACATATTTGCCATTGACCCGGAGCTCCCGCTGCGTGATGAGCTTCTTGAGGAAGTCAGCGTCGGCCCGCTTGTTCGACCCAGTCACGTCGTCGCCCATGACGAACTGCTTGCCCTCAGCCCACTCATTGAAGCTGTTGTGCAGATCCATCTGGCTAATCTCGGTGAAGTTCTGCCCGTAGATCCGACCCAGCGTGTAGCCGATCAGCGACTTGCCCGTGCCGTGCCTGATGCCGTGTAGGACGGACGAGCTGAACAGCTTCGTGCCCGGATGCTGTAAGGGATAGGCACACCAGCGCAGAAACCACTGCATAGCCTCTGGCTCGGCATTCGTGAAGATGTGCTTGACTAGCTCCAAGAACGGCGACACGTCGTCCTCAGCCGGTTGGACGCCCCAGCCTGGCCAGATGTTGAACAGGGGACGAGGATCCTGAATGAAGCGCTCAGCGCCTGGCTGGTACGTGAGCTTCGTCACCTCCGTGCGCAGGGGCCACTTCAGCCAGGCAGCAGCAGCTGAGACCGCCTTGAAGGAGACTGAGCCGTCCTGCTTGAGGCTGCGCTCCTGGTAGTTGAGCGGCGCCTGCAGGTGCTCCTTGAATGCGCCAGGCGACGCCTTGAACCGAGTGCCTTGGTCCACGATCAGACCCGGGTCCTGCACGTAGACATACTTGTCATTGAGGCTCCAGAGCGGCTTGGTCAGCCCCAGGGGCTCGGCCTCAGCCAGCAGCTGGCGGAACATCTGGTTGCTCGATGGCCCAGCATGCACGAGGAAGTCGTCCAGCCCGACCTTCTCAAAGCCGTGCAGCTGCGGCAAGCTGATCAGGTGCACGAATGAGCCGCGCCGATGCAGCTCCTCAGCCAGCTCCCGCAACGCGGCGCAGACCATGGGGTTGGTTTTGTAGTCAGAGTCGAAGCAGATGTAGACGTTGCGCTTCAGCCACTGGATGGGATCGAGGCTTGGCAGCCAGGTGAGGCCCAGCTTGTGGCTGCGCCAGTTGTACACGCCACCCAGCCCAATGGTGGGGAAGCCTTCCTTGCAGGCCTTGGCTGCTTTGAGCTCGCCTTCCGTGAGGATCAGCGGCTGGTTGACGTCGCCGACGAGGTCGGTCCAGTCTTGGTTGCCTGGGTAGTAGGCGACGGGGGCGGTGTTCGGCTCCTGCACATAGCGGACCTGCTTCTTCTCAGTCATTGCCGAGAAGTCGGTCGGGGTTTCCAGGTAGCGGAGGCGGTAGAAGGGCTTGGCGCCCGGCCAGTCGGGAAGCGGCTGACCATGATGATCGAGGTAATCGAGACGCAAGCTGCAGAGCTGCTTGAAGGCGGGGTGGAGACCTGCTGTGCCCTGGGCACCTAAGCACGTCATGCCGAGCTGCTTAGCGTCGTCGAGTGTGAGTCCGGATGTTTTGAGCTTGGCCTCGCCGAGAGCGAGTGCTTTATGGTCGGCGGTTGGCGCCGTCTTCTTGGTTCGTGTTGCCAATTCGGGTTCCCCTTATACTGTCATCTTACTTGGCCGCCCTCAGCAGTTGGCCTCTTCTATCTTGCGCTCAGCCGCAAGGAAAGGTGTCCGCCAAGCGCATCACTTGCTGAGGGCGATGACGTGGGACCCGGCGCTTAACGCGTGAAGGAGACACGACGAGCTTGGCGGACAGGAGGATAGTAGTTCGTCTGGACTGCCTTGTAAACAGGTGGTTAGGACAATCTGTAGCGGGATGTGGAGTAGCAGATTGGTGAAAAGCTGTTCAGAGTCAACAACTTAGCTCACTTTCTTGGCCGCTACGCACTTGGCTCTCCGCTACACGCTACACCATTCTCTACTCTCCTTTCTCTCTATATCTATTCTTCTTCTTCTTCTTCTTTAAATAGAAAAGAGAGAATAATAAGTAGTATCTGTAGAACATTATATAAATCAACAACTTAGATCGCTACACATTTGCGCTACACAGCTACGCCCGCGCCGTTGTGTAGTTCACCCTCCACTAGTGTACGAGTGGTTTCACATGTGATAGGAGAGGTTTACACATGATGGGAATCAGTTTACGATCCACTCCATCGTGAATTTGATTCAGAACTTTTCTTTGTGAGGATGTGGATATGGCAGTTGGCGGAGCACGACAAGGAGCAGGACGGCCGAAAGGCCGCACCAATTCCGTCACCGCCAAAGCTCGTGAAGCTGCTGCTGAGACCGGACTGCTCCCCCATGAGTGGTTGCTGAAGGTCAGCCGTGGTGAGGGCATTGAACACAAGCGTTGGAAGATCGTGTACGACAAAAGTGGCAAGGAGAAAGGCCGTGAGCTCGTCACTGAGGAGTTGTATGCTGACTTCCCTACCCGCCTTGACGCTGCGAAAGCAGCTGCGCCGTTCTACGCACCTAAGCTCGCCACTCAAACCGTCTCAGTAACCAACACCTCCGACGCGGTGGCTGACACGCTCAAAGAGATCGCCAAGGTGCTGCCGGTATGACCGCTAAGGACCTCACCATCGTGGTGGCAATCTGCATTGCGCCGGTTAATCCAGCCCTGGCCGTGCTTCTTTTACTGGCTGCCCAGCTGTGACGATCGCGCTCGCCCATCAGAAGGACGTGGATCGCTGGTATCCACTGACTGAGCACGATGTGCAGACCGAGCTGGTTAATGACCAGGTGCGCTTCAAGGTCGTCCCAGCCGGCCGCCGATCAGGGAAGACCGAACGTGCCAAGCGCTTCGTCGTGCGTGAGGCATTCCGCGAACCTGGCCCATACTTCGTCGCAGCTCCCACACGGGACCAGGTCAAGCGCATTTACTGGCAGGACCTTAAACGGTTGTGCTTCACCTCCGTGCTGGGCGACCGCGCCGTCAGTGAGTCGGAGCTGCAGATCAGATTGCCCAATGGCAGCACGATCAGCCTCATTGGCCTGGATCAACCGCAGCGCATGGAAGGTGTACTATGGATTGGCGGCATCATCGATGAGATTGCTGACGTGCGCGAAGGCGCGTGGCAGGAGAACATCTCGCCCGCCCTCGATACGTTCAACCCGCAGCGCCCAGACTACCGCCCGTGGTGCTGGTTGATCGGCGTGCCTGATGGTCTCAACCACTACTTCGAGATGGCTGAGTACGCGAGGACCGCACAAGATCCAGATTGGAAGCTCTACACCTGGAAGTCAGCTGACATTCTCCCACCGGACGTCATCGAAGCTGCTAAGCGCCGCATGTCGCCACGTCAGTACCGACAGGAATACGAGGCCAGCTTCGAGACTGCCTCAGGCCGCGTCTACGAGGACTACAGCCCAGCGAACTACACGACTGAGACCATTAAGCCCCATGAGCAGCTGATGTGGCACCACGACTTTAACTTCACGCCCATGAGCTCAGGCATTGGGGTGCGTCGCGGCAACGACTTCCTGATCTTGGACGAGATCATCCTGACCAGCGCGACCTCACGGCAGTCGGCTCTTGAGTTCGTGGAGAAGTTCAAGTCGCATCAGAATCGCAAGGTCATCGTGTATGGTGACCCAGCAGGACGTGCCGGTGAAAAGCACGGACATGCCTCGGACTACACCGAGATGGAGCAGGTGCTGCGTGCCAACAACTGGGTGGTCGAGCGCAAGGTGAAGCTCGCGGCGCCCGCCATTAAGGACCGGCAGAACGCTGTGCGAGCCAAGATCTGCAACGCCAAGGGCGAGGTCAGCCTGTTCGTGAATACCAAGCTGGCTCCGTATGCACATAAAGGCTTGGCCACGGTGCAGATCAAGAAGGGCAGCACCTTCCTCGAGGAAGACAGCGACTACCAGCACATCACCACGGCCATCGGCTACTGTGTGGACCATGAGTGGCCAATCACGAGCAAGCAAGTTGTCAAGGTCGATCCGATCGCAACTGCCCACCACTTCAACAAGAAAGGTTAGACCATGGCACGTATCAGCCAAGCTCAGCATCTCGCGAACATCCATGCCGAAGCATTGGCCGAGTTCGACACCATCCAGTCTGCCCTGCGTGACGAGCGACTGCAGTGCCTGCAAGATCGGCGTTTCTACTCGATCGCAGGGGCCCAATGGGAAGGCGCATTGGGCGAGCAGTTCGAGAACAAGCCGAAGTTCGAGGTCAATAAGATCCACTTGGCCGTCATCCGCATCATCAATGAGTACCGAAACAACCGCATTACCGTCGACTTCGTCAGCAAGGAAGGCGCTGAGCACGACAAGTTGGCTGACACCTGCGACGGCCTGTACCGCGCCGACGAGCAGGACTCGGGCGCCGAGGAGGCTTATGACAACGCCTTTGAGGAGGCAGTTGGTGGCGGCTTCGGCGCGTGGCGGCTTCGTGCGGCCTATGAGGATGATGAGGATCCGGAGGATGAGCGCCAGCGCATCCGCATCGAGCCCATCTTCGATGCCGACAGCTCGGTGTTCTTCGACCTGGGCGCCAAACGCCAAGACAAAGCCGATGCCAAGCGCTGCTTTGTGCTTACCTCGATGGCGCCTGACGTCTACAAGGAGGAGTGGGGTGACGATCCCGCCACGTGGCCGAAGGAGGTTCACCAATTCGAGTTTGACTGGCTTACGCCGGACGTGGTCTTCGTTGCCGAGTACTACCGCGTTGAGCTGAAGTCTGAGACCGTGCAGATCTGGCAGGACCTCGACGGTGAGGAGAAGCGCTACACCAACTCTGACTTCGATGAGGATGAGGAGTTGGAAGCTAAGCTCACTGCGGTGGGCACCAAGAAGATCCGTGAGAAGAAGATCAAGACCCGTCGCGTCCGCAAGTACATCCTGAGTGGTGGCAAGGTGCTCGAGGACTGCGGCTACATCGCCGGCAAGTGCATCCCCATCGTGCCCATGTACGGTAAGCGCTGGTTCGTGGACAACATCGAGCGCTGCATGGGTCACGTGCGTCTGGCCAAGGATGCTCAGCGTCTGGCCAACATGCAGCGCTCGAAGCTCGGTGAACTCAGCGCCTTGAGCTCAGTGGAGAAGCCCATCCTCACTCCGGAGCAGGTGGCTGGCCATCAGCTGATGTGGTCTGAGGACAACATCAAGAACTACCCATACCTGCTGGTCAACCCCATCACCGATGCCAATGGGAACCAGATGGCTTCAGGTCCGATTGGTTACACCAAGCCGCCTGCCATTCCGCCTGCCATGGCAGCGCTGTTGCAGATCACAGAGCAGGATATGCAAGACCTCCTGGGCAACCAGCAGGCTGGTGAGCAGCTGCAGCCGAACATCAGCGGCAAGGCTGTTGAGCTGATCCAGAACAAGCTGGACATGCAGACATTCATCTACATGAGCAACATGGCCAAAGCAATCAAGCGCAGCGGCGAGATCTGGTTGAGCATGGCCAAGGACGTGTTGGTCGAGGACGGGCGCAAGATGAAGTTCGTCGGTTCACAAGGCGAGATCAAGTCCGTGGAGCTGCGCCGCCCAGTTGTGGGAGAGGAGGGCGAGACCGAGGTGGAGAACGACCTGGCCGAGGCCAAGTTCGACGTGGCTGTGGAGGTTGGGCCGTCCAGCTCCAGCAAGCGGGCCGCTACCGTGCGCGCTTTGACCGGCATGACCTCGATTACAGACGACCCGGAGACCCGTCAGGTGCTTGGCGCCATGACCATGATGAACATGGAAGGCGAGGGTATCAGCGAGGTCCGTGACTATTTCCGCAAGAAGCTCTTGAAGATGGGCGTGGTCAAACCAACTGAGGACGAGGCCCAGCAGCTGGCCGAGGCAGTGGCTAGCGCCAAGCCTGATCCCAACACGGTGTACTTGGAGGCCGCGGCAGAAGAGGCCCAGGCCAACGCCACTCAGGCCCGCGCCAAGACCGTGCTGACGGTGGCCCAGGCTGAAGAAACCAAGGCCAAGACGATCAAGACCATGGCTGATGTGGATGCCTCGGAGCAGCAGCAAGCCATGGAGGTCATCCAGACGTTCGGAACCGGTGTGGAACCGGCGCCTATATCACAAATTCCAGCTTCACAGTAAGATAGCAGGCATGCGGTTCCCACCCAGCCGCTTCCATGGGTGAGTTTGATGGGGTTGAACATGGCAAAACAGGCAGAAGGTCAGGCAGCGACAGAAGACGAGGTGGTAGTGCTGGATGATGCAGCGCAGGGAACTGAGGTCGAAGGCAGCGAAGCTGCTACCGCGACCGAGGACCAAGCAGCTGGCACCCAGGGCGAAGCTGAGTTGGATGACGTGGTCGTGACCATTGGTGAGGAAGCGCCGCCCACCGAAGAAGAGACACCGGCACCTGAATGGGTCCGTGAACTGCGCAAGAATCATCGCGAGCTGGTTCGTGAGAATCGTGAGCTGAAGGACAAGCTGAACACCACATCGACTGCTGAGACCAAGCCGGCAGCGCTGGGACAGAAGCCCAAGCTGGAAGACTACGATTACGATACGGAGAAGTTCGAGCAGGACTTGGCGAAGTGGTATGACCGGAAACGGGCGCACGACAACGCTGTTGCTCAGGCCGAAGCCGCTCAGAAGGAGCAGCAGAAAGCTTGGCAGGCTAAGCTGGACAACTACGGCAAAGCGAAAGCTGAACTGAAGGTGAAGGACATGGAGGACGCCGAGGCCACCGCCACGGAAGCTCTCAATGTTACCCAGCAAGGCATCGTCCTGCAAGGAGCTGAGAATCCGGCTCTGGTAATTTACGCGCTGGGCAAGAACCCGAAGAAGGCCAAGGAGCTCGCGGCCATAACCGACCCCGTGAAGTTTGCTTTCGCGGTAGCTAAACTGGAGACTCAATTGAAAGTGACCAACCGCAAAGCAGCCCCACCGCCTGAGAAGACCGTCCAGGGAACTGGCCGAGTCGCTGGCGCGGTGGACTCAACCCTCGAACGGCTGCGTGCTGAAGCTGAGAAGACTGGTGACTTCACAAAAGTCACAGCCTACAAACGGCAGAAGCGCCAGGCCACCACCTGATCTAATTTCAAAGGAACTACATCATGAAAAATGTTTCACTGTACCTCAAGGCCGTCTTGGTCTTCATGCTCGAGCCGCTGTTCCAGCTCATCACTCGCCACATGCAGCGCAGCGGCCTGATTCTCGGCGCCAACGCGTTCAGTAAGGAAGAGCGCGTCGCGTTCGAGGACATCCTCGAAGGCTTTCAAGACGCCCTCGTCCTCTCCCGCAACGTCGCGGTCTTCAACACCGACCAGACGATGATGGAGCGCACCAACAACACGATCTGGCGTCCGCAGCCCTACGTTGCCCAATCCTTCAGTGGTACGGATCAGACCGCCAACTTCGGCGACTCGACCCAGCTCACCGTGCCGGCCACCATCGGCTACAGCAAGTCGGTGCCCTGGATCATGACCGCCACCGAGCTGCGCGACGCGCTCCAAGAAGGCCGCCTGGGCGATGCTGCCAAGCAGAAGCTCGCCAGCGACATCAACGTGGCTGTCATGAACGTCGCTGCGCTGCAGGGCACGCTCGTGGTCAAGCGCACGGCTGCCGCCTCGGGCTTCGATGACGTCGCCCAGTGTGAAGCCATCATGAACGAGCAAGGCGTTCAGGCGTTCGATCGCTACCTGGCTCTGTCCACGCGTGACTACAACGGCATGGCCAACAACCTGGCTGGTCGTCAGACCATGGCTGGTAAGCCGCTGACGGCCTACGAGAAAGCCTATGTCGGCATGGTGGCGTCGTTCGACACCTACAAGCTCGACTACGCCAACCGCCTGGCCGCAGCTGCTGGTGGTGCCGGTATCACCATGAGCACGCTGGACGGTGGTGGCAACTACTACACCCCGGTCGCGACGCGCACGGCTACCACGGGTGAAACCAGCAACGTGGACAACCGCTACCAGACGATCACCGTGTCCACCACGGCGAACGTCGCAGCTGGCGACTGCTTCACGGTCGCAGCTCTCGATGCGGTGCACCACATCACCAAGGGCGATACCGGCCAGCTGAAGACCTTCCGCGTGGTTTCGGTGGACTCGGGCACCACCATGACCATCTCGCCTCCGATGATCACGGCCCAGGGTGGCACCGATGCGGAGCTCCAGTATCAGAACTGCGTCATCAACACCAAGGCCGCCAACTCGGCTCTGGTCTTCCTGAACACGGTGGCCGCTTACGCCAACCCGTTCTGGCAGAAGGACGCAATGGAGATCCTGCCGGGCCGCTACGCTGTGCCGACCGACGCAGGTGCTGCTGTGATGCGTGCTTCCACGGACCAGGGTATCGAGCTGGTGCTGCAGAAGCAGTACGACATCAACACGATGAAGACCAAGTATCGTCTCGATACCTTGTTCGGCGTCGTGAACAAGCAGCCTGAGATGTCCGGCATCATGCTGTTCTCGCAGACCTAAGTTGAATGACAGGACCTTCGGGTCCTGCCTTCTCTGATCAAATACTCGAAAGGAATTCATCATGAATATTGTTTATCCCAATGGCCGCGTTGAAGTTGCCGTAGCTGCTAGCGACAAGGTCGCGGTTTACAGTGAGGGCAGCGTCGTCATCTCCAAGCAAGTTGGTTACCCCAACGTGCCTGCTACGATCGACGAAGTCGCAACCGTGACCAGTGGCCGCTACACGACCGCTGCGTTCTCGGCTGCCACTACCGTCATCATCGAAGCTGGTGCCGCTCCCGTGTTCTACGAGGTCGGCACTGACGCGGTGGTCAAGTCCGGCCAAGTGTACCAGGGTGACCCGGTTGCGCTCAATGCCACCGGTGCTGTGACTGCTGCCGCGATTCTTGGCGGCATCGTTACCTCGACCACGGCTGCTGCGGTGGCTGGTACGGTCCCGACCGGCGCTGTGATGGATGCCGCCGCCAGTTTCGCGGTTGGCGACGCCATCGACTGGTCGGTCATCACGACTGGCGCCAACGCCTTCACTGTGACGGCTGCCGCGTCGGGCCACACGGTGGTCGGCAATATGGTGGTGGCCGCTGGTAAGGCCGGTCTCTTCCGCACCCGCAAGACCGCGGCTGATACCTTCGTGACCTACTCGTTGGCCAACACCTAACCAGGACGAGGCCGGGTTCGCTCGGCCTCACCTTCACTGAAAGGAACTACCATGGAATTTCCTCGTCTGGTTTACAAGTCGGCCGCTGAGCACACGGTGGCGGACACCAAGGAAGAATTCGACCTGCTTCGCAAGGATGGCTGGTTCGCCTCCGTGCCCGAGGCCCTGGCTGGTGAGCACGAAGTTGCCAAGCACGAACCGGCAGCTGATGCAGCCCCAACTCGCGCCGAGCTCGAGGAGAAGGCCACGGAGCTGGGTATCAAGTTCGGCAAGAAGACCACTGACGCTAAACTTAGCGCCGCCATCACTGAGAAGCTCTGAGGCACGCCATGGGCTGGACTAAACGCCAATTCGTAGTTCAGGCATTCGACGAGATCGGGTTGGCGTCGTATGTCTTTGACCTGACTCCGGAGCAATTGGAGTCAGCTCTCCGCCGCCTGGACTCGATGATGGCGATGTGGAATGCTAAGGGCATCCGCCTGGGCTACCCACTGCCGTCTAGCCCTAGCTCAAGTGACCTGGACACACCAACCAACGTGCCTGACTCCTCAAATGAGGCGATCTACGCCAACCTAGCTGTGCGACTGGCACCGAGTGTGGGCAAAACAGTGGCACCTGAGACCAAGGCCACTGCGAAAGCGGCTTACGACCTGCTGCTGTCGCTGGCTGCCGTCCCGCCTGAGATGCAGCTGCCGAGCTCGATGCCTGCCGGAGCTGGGAATAAGCCGCATCAACTCGACCAACCATTCTTGTCGCCGCCTACTGCCACGCTAGACGCTGGCGGCGACAGTGTCATCGACTTCAATTGAGGAGCCCATCTTGACTACTATCAATCAACTTGCTACTGCGGATGCGCTCACACTAGGCGACCTCATGGTCATCTTCAGCACGAGCAACGGCGATGCCCGCAAGGCCTCGCTCAACACGCTGCTGCAGCTCATTCAGGACAACCTGCCAACCTCCGCGGAGAAGGTGACCCAGTACGCCGCGCCCAGTGCCACAGGCTTCACGGTGCAGGTCACGGATGGCGACGACAGCATCTGGCTCGTGATGACTCCGGCAGGCAACTTCGCGCTGGGTACCGTGATGCTTCCCCCGCTGGCCAGCGCCGTGGACAAGCAAGAGGTGCTCGTCAACTGCTCCAGGGCGGTTACAGTGCTCAATGTGCTGAGCACGGGGGCCACAGTCGTGGGGGCACCTACCTCGCTGGCTGCGAATGACTTCTTCCTGTTGCGCTTCGACGCCGTAACGGGTACCTGGTACCGCGTCGGCTAATCCAAGGAGACCACAATGACCATTCGTGCACCATTCCAAGGCGCTCGTGGCGCCAACCAGGTAACTACCCCTGCAGCTGCCTCGGCTTCAGTGTCGATCGACGCCAAAGCCAAGTCAGTGCGGCTCGTCAACTCGGGTGCCAACATCTGCTACGTGCGGATCGGGACTGGAGCTCAGACCGCCACGACCGCGGACCTGCCTGTGCGTGCAGCCAGCGAAGTCGTCGTGCAGAAGGCTGAGGGCGAAGACACCTTAGCCCACATCTCGGCGGCAGGCACCACGCTCAACGTGCAAACTGGCGAAGGCGGCTGACCGTCATGCAGATCCCCGTCCTCCAGGGTGTTTACACGGACGAGCAGGCGGACTTCCGTACCGCCTACCCGCGCAACCTAGTCCCCACGCCCAAGAACACAGGCATCTCGCAAGGCTACCTGCGACCTGCTGAAGGCATCGTGGCCTTTGGCCCAGGTGGTGGCCAGGGTGAGGATCAGGGTGAGGATCGGGGCGGGATCAACTGGAATGGGTCGTGTTATCGTGTCATGGGTACCAGACTCGTTCGAGTTGAGGCGGATGGGGCTGTCTCAGGTCTGGCTGATGTGCCAGCAGGCGGACAAGTTACTTTTGATTACTCATTTGATCGCTTAGCGATCGCCGTCAGCGGCAATCTTTATTACTACGATGGCTCCACGCTAACTCAGGTTACTGACGCCGACCTGGGCACGGTGGTGGACTTCATCTGGGTCGACGGGTACTTCATGTCCACGGATGGCACCTACCTCATCGTCACTGAGCTCAATGATCCGCTGTCGGTGAACCCGCTGAAGTATGGCTCCTCTGAAGCTGATCCGGACCCCATCAAGGCGGTGCTCAAGCTGCGAAATGAGCCCCACGCCCTGAACCGCTACACGGTGGAGGTGTTCGACAACGTGGGCGGCGAGAACTTCCCCTTCCAGCGAGTCGAGGGCGCCCAGCTGCAGCGAGGCTCAGTGGGTACACATTCCTGCTGCGTGTTCGTCATGGGCAGTGAACAAGCTGTCGAGGTCGTCGCGTTCCTGGGTAGCGGCCGCAACGAATCCATGGCCATCTGGGCCGGGTTGAACGGAACCTCGATTAAGCTGTCCACGCGGGAAATTGACCAGCTGCTCGACAACTACACCGAGGCTCAGCTTGCTACGGCCATCATGGAGACGCGCATTGACAAGGGTCGGCGCCTGCTGTACCTGCACCTGCCTGACCAGACGTTGGTCTACGATGGTGTGGCCTCGGCCATCACCAAGGAACCCGTGTGGTTCGTTCTGACTACCAGCATCACGGGGTTGGGCCAATACCGTGCCCGGAATTTTGTGCGAGCCTATGACAAGTGGCTAGTCGGAGACCCCATTGGGAATGGTGCTATCGGGTACTTCAGCGACGAGGTATCTTCGCACTGGGGCGAGCTCAATGGCTGGGAGTTCAGCACGCTCATTCTCTACAATGAGGGCCGACGTGTTATCTTCCACGAGCTTGAGCTGGTGTGCCTGGAAGGTCGGGTGGCGGCTGACGCCGACCCGACGATCTGGACCTCGTACTCGACCGACGGTGAAACATGGAGCACGGAGCGTGGGATTCGATCGGGACGCCGAGGTGAGCGCAACAAGCGACTCACTTGGTTGCAGCAAGGCACGATGGAGCACTGGCGTGTCCAGAAGTTCCGTGGCCTGAGCGACTCGCACCTGTCGATCGCCCGGCTTGAGGCTCGCGTCGAGGGGCTAGCATGAGTGAAGCTCAGCCGCTGACCCGCGCGGAGCTGGCTCAGTTCCTGCCGACTCAGCGCGCCATCAAGGCCTTCGAGGCGTTGTTCAGGCAGGCCACGACCTTGCCTCCTGACGCCATCACGGCCCTGATTGAAGAGGTGTCACTGATCGCCGCTAGCTCCGACGCACGCGCGCAGCAGGCGATCGACACGCTGAGCCAGCTGGCGAACGCGATCGAGATGGCGGCTTTTGCTCCATCTGGTCCGCCGAATGGTAACCTCAAGGATATTCGCGTAGGTGAGTCGCAGAACCATACTGAGTGGGATGGCGACGGCACCATGCGGTTCAAGGGTGACGCCACTGTCTGGCAAGACATCGACTTTCCGATCATCATACGCACTGTTGGCCCGAATATCCCAACTCTGACAACTCTTCAGGGCAACGTCACAGCTCCTCAATGGGCAGTCAATGACTACAATGTCTGTGAAGCTCAGGAACTGATCCACTTGTGGAAAGAGGGCAGCGCAATCCAGTGGCATGTCCACTTCGTCACCAATGGCCTGGATGCCACAGACCGCTACGTGAATTGGGAAGTCGAGTGGTTTTGGGTAGACGTCGACGGGCAGCTCTCCGGAACTACCACCAGCACGTCTGGCGACATCCTGATCCCGGCCAACACTCCTGACAAAACGATGCTGGCCAAGCAGGTGGCAATGGTTACATTTGCTGGCCACATAGCTGGGCATGTCTACGCCCGCCTGCGCCGCATCGCGTCGACCGGCGCTGCGCCTACCGGTAATCCTTGGTGCTCGATGCTCCAAATGCACGTCGAGTGTGATACTGTTGGTTCGCGTTACCTCTTCATAAAGTGAGAACAAAATGACCGTCACCGTCAAGAACATCATCCCGCGCAAACAAGCTGAGAATGCCCAGACTGGGCAGTACACCGCGGTCAACTGCAAGACGATCATCGATAAGTTCACCGTGACCAACACAACCGCGGCAGCTGTGACGTTCAGCGCTAACCTGGTGGCCAGCGGCGGTGCAGCGGGTGCCTCGAATCTTGTTATGGATGCCAAGTCGATTGCTCCACATGAGACCTACACCTGTCCTGAGCTGGTCGGTCAAACGCTCGAAGCCGGTGGGTTCGTCTCCACATTGGCTGGGGCAGCCGCCTCACTGACCATCAGCGCCTCGGGTCGTGAAATTACCTGACCTGTTTACAAGTCCGGAATAATGCTGTAGGATACCAACATCTGTGGTGCTATCCACAGACAGCTGAGCAACCACGAGCAGCCAGCAGCTCACAAGAACCCTTAACAGGAGCCCAATGTGAGTGTTGACTGCCGCCAAGTGGCATTTGAAGCTGTGAAGGACAGACTCCCTAGTGGATTCTCATTTGAGCAATTCCTGTCCAAGGTTACCCGCTTCTCGTTCATCCCAGTCAAACTAAAGGGCAAGGTGGTTGGTGCCATTATGGCCGACGGCCCGGAAGTCCACGTCGCCGTCCTACCTGAAGCCCACAAGCGCTGGTTCAACAGAACTATCAGCCGCTGGCTTGATCGCCGGCTCACCAAATTCGGTAAACTCGTGACCAAGGTCCTGGATGACCACGCCATCGGGCATGAGTTTGCTATCCGCCTAGGTTTTCGTGCCGTGCGCCACGCCGGCAACGTAACTTTCTACGAAAAGGGCGCAGCATGAAGCTTACCCGTTCCCAGTGCCGAGCCTTGCAGGCCGAGCACCCCATTGGCAATCCGTACGGCGGTCCTGCCTACGGTGAAAAGCGCGACATCATCGGAGATATTCTCGGCACGTCGGACCAGGCTTCAGCTGCCACACAAGCTGCCCAAATTCAGGCCGGCGCCTCGACCGAGGGTATCGCTGAGCAGCGGCGTCAGTTTGACCGTATTGTGGAGTTGATGACGCCTTTCGTGACTGCTGGCACTGGTGCCCTGGCCGGTCAGAAGGCATTGATCGGATTAAGCGGCCCTGAAGCTCAGCAGCAAGCTATCTCCGGCATCGAGACCTCGCCCATCATGCAGGCCATGACTGCGCGAGGCGAGAACGCCATCCTGCAGAATGCTTCGGCCACTGGCGGCCTACGTGGCGGTAACACCCAAGCTGCACTGGCCCAGTTCCGACCGCAGATTTTGTCGAGTTTGATCGAGCAGCAGTACGGTCGTCTAGGTGGCCTCTCCCAGCTCGGTCAGGCGGCCGCAGCCGGGCAAGCTGCGCAGGGCATGGCGACCGGATCAAACATCGCCAACTTGCTCGCCCAATCTGGCGCGGCCCAGGCCGGTGGTGTGATTGCGGCTGGTAACCAACAAGCGAACACGATGGGCAGCCTGCTGAAGATCGGCGGCACCATCGCAGGCTTCTTCTAAGGAACGACCATGGTGCAACCTATCGACTACGCCAGCATGCAGAAGGTGCCTGACCCGGGGCAGGCTCTTCTTGAAGGCCTCAAAATGGGTCAGGGAATTCGCGAGATCAAGCAGAAACGCGACGACGAGCAGCGGGCTGAGGAGCTGCGCAAGCAGTACTCTACCGACTTGCAGACCACGCTAACCAACCCCACTCCGGAAGCCTTCGCGGCTCTATCAGCGAAGTATCCCGGTCAGCGGGAAGCGTTCAAGCAGTCCTGGGACATGATGAAGGAAGGCCAGCGTGACCAGGAGTTCTCGGCCGGCGTGCAAGCCTACGGTGCCATTCAAGCTGGCCGCCCGGAAGTGGCCGCGGAGCTGCTGGATGCTCGCATCGCCGCCAAGAAGAACAGTGGGCAGGACGCCACGAAGCTGGAGACCATGCGCAAGATGCTGGACAGCGACCCGGCAACTATTGCCAGCCACCTCGGCCTGTCGCTCTCCTCAATTGATCCCGAGCGCTGGAGTAAGATGACCACTGAGCTGCGGGCTGCCCAGAAGGCGCCGTCCGAGCTCAGCGAGTCACAGTCTAAGGCCCAAAAAGCTGCTGTGGATGCCAAGTTCGCTGAGTCCAACGCCGTGCTCGATCTGCAGAAGAAGGGTTGGGACATCACCAAGGTCCAAGAGGACATTAAAGTCGCCAAGGAAAATAGCCGCATCGCCGCGCTGAACGCGGCCATCTCACGTGAAGGCAACGCTATCAAGCGCCAAGAGATGGGTCTCAAGCTGCAGGAGATGAAGGAAAAGCGCGACGAAGCTGTACGCAGCAAGGTTGCCGACGTCGAGTCCGCCCGTGGCAATATGGACAACATGCTCAACACAGCCGACCGCATCCTCAAGACCCCCATGGGCGTCGTGGGTGCAGCTGCCGGCCCGGTCTCGTCACGTATACCCACAACTAGCCAGGACACTGCTGACTTCGAAGAGCTGGTGACCACTCTCGAGTCACAGTCATTCCTCGCCCAGATCCCGAATATCAAGGGCATGGGTGCACTGTCCAACGCTGAAGGCGAGAAACTCCAGGCCGCTCTGCAGAACTTCAGCTTGCGCCAGTCGCCGGAGCGCTTGCTCGAAAATGTGAAAGAAGCCCAGCGCCTGATCCTCAAAGCTCGCAAGAACCTGACCACGCGCCACGGTGTGCCTGAGGTCATCCCTGACACACCTGCCGCCTCACCGTCAGCTGGTGAAGTTGATGCCCTGCTGAAGAAATACGGTGGAGCCCGTTAATGGCCACGTTGCAGCAACTTGAGGTCGCGCTGGTCAACGCTGACAAGGCGGGTGACATGGACGCTGCGCGCAAGCTCAGCGTGCTGGTCAAGCAAGCCCGTCAAGACATGGCCAATCAGATCCCAGACACCCAAGTGCCTGGTACCGTGGTACAACTACCCGAGCCCACATTAGGTGAGCGGGCAGTTGGAGCCGGTGAGACTGCCTTGACTCTCGCCACTGGCGCAACTGGCGGCGCAGTAGGCATGATTGGCGGCACGCTCAAGGGACTGGCCGAGCAGATCTTAGCTGGCAAGTTCGGCACCCAGGAAGCGGCCAACCTCGTTGAGAAGTCAGCGATGGAAGGTGCCCAGGCACTGACCTACGCCCCACGCACCCAAGCCGGCCAGGAGATGGCTGCGGAAACAGGTAAGGCTTTGCAGCAGGTGCTGCCAGTCACGCCGCTGACCGCGGAGCTGGGCGCGATCACTGCCGGAGCCCGCGTGGCCGCACCTGCTGTGCAAGCCACTGCCCAACGAGCCGCTCAGCCCATCGTAGCTGCAGCTGAGCGGGTGAAGCAGCTGGTGCCTAGCACCGCTGAGGCCAAGCCGACTCCAGGCACCATGGCAAGTGGCGCGGCGGGTGTCGACCTCGGCACCTTGCGGCAAGCCAAGGCCGAGGAGCTCCCGGTACCGATCAAGCTGACTGAGGGTCAGAAAACTCGCCAGTTCGAGCAGCAGCGCTTCGAGCGCGAGACTGCCAAGCTGCCCGAAGCCGGGGAGCCACTGCGTGAGCGCTTCGCCCAGCAGAATCGGCAGCTTCAGCAGAACTTGGATGCCTTCATCGATCAAACTGGCGCGGAGGCCCCTGACTTGCGGGCAGTGGGCATGTCGGTGGACAAGGCCCTACGCGAGCGGGCTGCCCGGGACAAAACGAAGATTCGCACGCTCTACAAGGAAGCTGAGAAGTCAGGCGAGCTAGAGCAGCCGGTCACGCTGGGCAGCGTGGTGCAGCACCTGGTAGATTCGACCCCAGAAGCTGAGGTCGCCAATGTGCTTAAGGCAGTTAAGGCGAAGGCGCTGCAGCTTGGCGTGGCTACTGAAGATGCGTCAGGCGGACTGGTCCCACAGCCAGTGACGCTCAAGACAGCCGAGCTGTTCCGCCGCTCAATCAACGGCGCCACCAACGCGGAGCCGACCAACATTCGGCAGGCGGCCATCATGAAGCAGCTGGTGGACGGCGACACGGAGGGCCTGGGCGGCAACCTGTACCAACAAGCCCGCCGAGCCCGCACCCAGTACGCCAAGAACTACGAGAACATCGGCTTGGTCAAGCAGCTGCTTGGCCTGAAGCGCGGCACCGACGACCGCGCCATCGCGCTGGAAGACGTGCTGCGTCGCTCAGTCGTGGATCCATCGACCTCGTTGGACACAGTGCGCCAGGTGCGTCGGCTGCTGCAAACCGGCGGCGAGAATGGTGTTCAGGCTTGGAAGGAGCTCCAAGGTGGCACGCTGCGCTACATCAAGGACGAGGCGCTTAAGAACGTCGCCCCAGATCAGCTGGGCAACCGCGTCATGTCGCCTGCGCAGCTTGATCGCGTCATTACCCAGCTCGACAAGACCGGCAAGCTCGACTTCGTGTTTGGCAAGCGGGGCGCGGAGATGCTGCGGACGGTCAATGACGTGGCCAAGGACGTGCTAACTTCGCCGATTGGTACGGTGAACACCAGCAACACCGCCACCGTGCTGGCTGGCCTGATGGACGTCGCGATCAGTGGCAGCAGCGGCATCCCAGCTCCGATCATGACCAGCTTCCGCGTACTCAGCAACAGCGTCAAAGATGCCAAGTTGCGGAAGCGCATAAACGATGCACTCGGCGAAGTGAAAGGAAAATAATGCCGCTTACTCAAGTCGCCCCGCCCTACCCGATTTTTGCGGACCTGGATGGGACCCCGCTCGATTCAGGGTACATCTATCTAGGATCCGTCAATCAGAACCCGGAGACTGCGCCTATCCCAGTCTACTGGGACCAGAACCTGAGCATCCCCGCCGTCCAGCCTATCCGCACCATCGGCGGATACCCAGCTCGCAACGGCACCCCGGCGGTTCTCTACACGGACGGCACCTTCTCCATCACCGTCCGGGACAAGCGGCGCAGCCTGGTGTTTTACTCGCCTGTGGGCTACGCTGTCAACACCAACTCAGTGGCCGCCGACGCCAATATCCAGCTAGTCGCAGCCAACATTGGTGATGTCAATACTGTTGCGGCCAACCTCGCGGACATCGACGCCGTCGCAGCCGATATGGGCAGCATCGATGCGGTCGCAGGCGACCTCGGTGGCACGTGGGGCCAAGGCGTGACGTACGACTTTGGCTCAGTTGCGGATGCCCCGGTCGGGGTCATCTCGCCACCTGGTGGGAACATCGTCATTGTGGCCACGAACATCGCTGATGTGCAGACGGTAGGCGCGTCGATCGCCGATATTCAGGCAGTCGTGGCAGACTTGGCGTCGATCACGTCAGTTGCTGCCGACTTGGTCAACATTGACTTGGTCGCCGGTGATCTGGCCAATATCGACATTGTGGCTGCTGACATCACCTCAGTGGTGACAGTGGCTACGAACATCGCCGCCATCCTGGCCTCGGTCGCGGGCGCCCTGCAGCGTGTCCTCAACTTGTCCGATCTGACGGACGTGGCTGCTGCGCGAGGCAACTTGGGCCTGGGTAGCGTAGCTGTACTCAACGAGATTGGCGTAGCTAATCTTGCCGCAACACTTGACTATGGGAGCATCGTATGAGCACTGCTGTTCAACTTCGTCGCGGCACGACCGCGCAGCATGCTGGGTTTACCGGCGCAGTTGGTGAGGTCACAGTTGACACCGACAAAGATGCATTGGTGGTTCACGACGGCGCCACGGCCGGCGGCTTTCCAACAGCTAAGGAAGCCGCGATCGGAGCCCGCAAGGCTGCCACGGTCGGCGGCACGGTGGATGCCATTACCGCGACTTTCTCGCCTGCCTTTGTTTCGCTAGCTGCTGCTGCTGGTTACGTCCTCGCTGTGCCACTGACTGGGGCCAACACGATTGCCGGGGTAACTATCGCCATCGATGGGCTGGTCGCCAAGACGGTGGTCAAGGGCAGCGACACCGCGTTGGCCGTGGGCGATATTCCAGGAGCTGACACTGTCGGTCTGTTCGTCTATGATGCCTCACTGGACAAGTTTCAACTGCTGAACCCATATCAAGCTTCTTCATCATCTGCAGTTCAGATCCAACCAATCAGTGCAACTGTGGCGGCAAATGCGCTAACGATTAGTGCACCTTCACTCACCCTGGACTTCCGTTCCACAACACTCAGTAGTGGCACAATAACCACAGTAACTGGAGACCCAGCTGATTTGGTTGTTAGTTCCGGTTCTACACTCGGTATGACTAATGGTGTTGAGACTGATCTAGCGGTGCTTGCACTGAATAATGCTGGTGCAATAGAACTGGCCGTCGTCAATATGGCCGGAGGGTTAGTTCTGTCTGAAATTGGACTGATCAGCACAACAGCTGAGGGCGGGGCTGGAGCTGCTGATAGCGCCAGCACGGCTTATTCCACTACTGCACGAACCAACGTGGCTTACCGAATAGTCGGCTTTCTCAGAATCACTGAAGCGACCGCCGGCGTTTGGGCAACTGCGCCCAGCTTGATCCAAGGGGCTAGTGAAAGTGTTGTTGCTAAAACTTTACTTGGGGCGAACGGGTCTGCTCCTGTCTATGCCTGCCGCGCGTGGGTGAATTTCAACGGCACCGGCACCGTGGCAATCCGCGCCAGCGGAAACGTGTCGAGCATCACCGATAACGGAACCGGGGATTACACAGTGAATTTCACTAGCGCGATGAGTGATGCGAATTACTCAGCACCATGCTCTAGTTCCGAGCCATCAAATGTGTCTTTGGCATCCGTAAAACGCAGCACTACGCCAACTGCAAGCGCCGTAAATGTGTCATCGGTGGTTCCTTCAAGCGGCACTCTTCTTGATGCAACCAATTTCTTTGTCGCAATCTTCCGATAACCAAATTTCACAAGGAGCAACAACCATGGCAAAACGAATCATTTTCCAAAACGACGAAGGCGGCGTGTCCATCATCGTCCCGTCTGACGAAGCCATCAACAAGTACGGCATCGAAGCCATTGCACTGAAGGATGTCCCTGCTGGCAAGCCTTTCAAGATTATGGATACCGCTGATGTTCCCACTGATCGCACCTTCCGTGGTGCTTGGGAAGTCGATCCGGCGACCCTGACTGATGGCGTAGGCGCGATCAGCAACACATTCGCGGAGTAATCCGCTATGGCCTCGACAATCAGAGGATCAGATAACTTCGACTCAGCGGGTGGAAACGCCTGTAAAGCGTGGGTGAATTTCAACGGGACGGGTACGGTCGCCATTCGGGCGAGCTACAACGTCTCGTCGATCACCGACAACGGGACTGGCGACTATACGGTCAACTTCACGTCGGCGCTGGCCGATGGGAACTACGCTTTGTCTGGCACATCAAGTCCTACAGCTGCTGGCGGCGATGTGCTTGGCAACGAGTGGGGAGCAACGGCCCCGACTGCTTCCGCCTGCCGTGTAGGGGTACGCAATCGAAGCACTGGCGTACTAACGGATGAGACGTATGTAACCGCTGTGATCCACCGCTAATTCAATAAGGAGAAACAACCATGATCCAGATCAACATCGACAAAGCCAAGACTATCGCCCACGACGCCCGCCGCGCTGCCCGCGCTGCCGAGTTCGCGCCGCTGGATATTCAAGCCACCATCCCGGCCAAGGCCCAGATCGCCGAAGCCGCGCGCCAGCAAGTGCGCGACAAGTACGAGGCCATGCAGACCGCCATCGACGCGGCCACCACGCCGGAGGAAATCAAGGCGGTGATGCCGTGAGCCTTGCGCTCACCTACGTCGCCGCCAGCGTGGCCGGCTTCTATGCCCTGTGGGTGCTCTATCTGGCCGTGATGAACCTGTCACGCGCCAAGAAGGCCGGCACGCTCTCGACCACGGCGCTGATCCTTGGCACGCCCGTCCTGATCGTCGGCTACCTGCTCGACTGCCTGGTCAATGTGTTCGTGATGACGCTAGTACTGATCGAGCTGCCGCAGGAACTGACCGTCACGGCGCGGCTGAAGCGGCACCATGCTGAATCGAGCGGCTGGCGGCTGGCCGTGGTGCTGTGGTTCGAGCCGATCCTTGATCCCTTCGATCCTTCTGGAAACCATATCTAGGACGCACCATGGCTAATAAATGTCAAGCAGCTGACGCCGATTGCCCGCACGCCGACGAGGCGGCTGAGGCCGCAGTCCGCAAGGTCTTCGCCATCCTGGGCGTCGACATCGACGTGCCCAAGGAGGTGGAGGAGTTCCGCGAGAATCTCCGCTTCGGGGCCAGCATGCGCCGCGCCGCCGATAAAGGCATGCTCACAATGCTTGGCGTGCTGGTGACTGCGATGCTTGCAGCCCTGTGGGCTGGCATCGTCAGCAAAATTGCAGGGCATTGAGCGATGTATGCCCTACTGCAGCGGTTCGAGACTGGTGACCAAGGTACCTTCGGGCGTATCATGGTTCCCGGTCTCACGCTGTTCACAGGTGAGCTACCATGGCGTGAGAATGCCGGCTCAATCTCCTGCATCCCAGCCGGGGTCTACCCAGCACAAATGACGTGGTCGCCGAGGTTCAAGCGACTCATGTACCTGCTCGGCAAGACCGACCCACGAGTTGGCATTCGAGCTCACTCGGCGAACTTCATGGGCGACAAGAGTCTGGGCTACCGTATGCAGCTGAATGGTTGCATCGCACTAGGCGAGCAGCTGGGTTGGATGGAAGGTCAGAAGGCGCTGCTGCTTTCAGCTCCGGCCGTACGCCGGTTTGAAAACCACATGGGCCATAAGCCCTTCATGTTGGAGATACGTGATGCTTGAACTACTAGGAACGGCCACATCGGCCATACTCGGCGGCGGAGCCACCGGCCTACTTGGGGTGCTGGTGCAGCGCTGGTTCGATCACAAGAACAAGCAGGCCGACCTCGAAGTCCTGAAGGCCCAGCACGCCCACGAGGAAACGATGCGGGACAAGGACTCCGCCATCATGGCCCAGGAGTGGGCTGGCCGCACGCGCGTGGCTGAGACGGAGGCCGCTGGCCGTGAGGCCGAAGCGGACGCGAAGGCATTCGGTGAATCATTCGCTTCTGAACGACCACTGGAGTTCGCGCCCATCAAGGCGACCAAGGCTCAGTCGTGGTTCCTCGTCGTCGTGGACAGCTTCCGCCGCCTGATCCGGCCGGGTCTGACGGTCTACCTGTGTGCGATCACGACTAAGATCTACCTCATGGCTGTCGAGCTGCTGGATAAGCATGGTTCGACGATGACTGCCGCTGAGGCGTTAGATCTGACTAAGATGGTCGTCGGCACGGTGCTCTACCTCACCACAACCTGCGTGCTCTGGTGGTTCGGCACTCGTAACAAGCAACAACCTCCAGCGGCATACCGTTGATGCGCTCAAGCCTGCTCCGCACCCATGTAGCTACACTCAGGCTTCGGCGCTACGCACCTTTCCCGAGCCAGCTTAGGAACCGCCAAGCCCGCTGGTTGCGTCTACGCCTCATGTATAGCAGGGATTGACAGGAACCATGCAGGATTGAAAAGAATGGCCTAGCCCATAGGAAGTACTGGGCTAGGCCATTTCGTGGTCCCTCGGGTCATTCCTGAGGGCCAAGTTGGATCAAATCTCCACAAGAAGTTGCTCCCAGGCCCGTCCGGCGCCTGTCCAGAGCTCCTTGGCCGCCGAGTGCGGGTATTCCTCCACAAAGACGACCCGCTCACAACTCGTGTTGAGCAGCAGCTTGATGCACGTCATGCAGGGGCTGGCCGTCACATAGCAGGTGTGGATGCTGTAGACGTCCTTGCACTGCAGCATCGCATTCTGCTCCGCGTGGATCGCCTGGCAGCCGTCAAGGTTCGTCCCACTCGGGGACGTAACTCCTGAGCAGGCATGGGGATGGATAACAGGACCGAAGCCCACGTCATCCACATCGTTGCAGTGAGGCTGTCCAGCCGCGACGCCGTTGTAGCCAGTGGCCAATACATGGCCCCGCGCGTTCAGCAGCACGCAGCCCACCGCTCGGCGGCAGCATGTGGTTCGTTGGGCAGTCAGCAGGGCCAGCTTCAGAGCCCATTCGTCGCGGCTGGGTCTCATGTTACAGCTCCCACCAGCGACGAATATCACCTGGCCGGCTGTCACGCAGGACCTTAAGCTCCGTCATCAGGAACTGTGGATCGTTCCAGAGCAGCTTCGGCGTGTCAGGTTGCTCGAGCACCTGGCTGCCGAGGCACAACTTGGCGTCGTCCCAGTTGCTCTCATACAGGTGGCTGCTGGCCGCCGTCAGGAACAGTTGGCCAGGCGCCACGGCGTCGGCAGTCAGGCGATGCTCATTCAGCAGCCCACACACGAGGTGGCTGAGCATGCTGAAGTTGAAGACGTCGTACGGCACGCCCAGCCACGCATCCGAGGAACGCATGAAGACGTGGCAGTTCAGCTTGTGCTGGCGGATGTTGAAGAAGATGGCCACCGTGCAGGGCACGTCTTTGGTCTGAGGCGGGCATTCACGCCAGATGGTCAGACCGGCTTGACGACTGTCCTCGTCGACCTGCAGCTTCTCGATGATGTACGGCAGCTGAGCCACGATCTTGGGGCCGTAGGCACCGAAGAAGCGCTCGCCATCGTCGGAGAAGTCAGCGATGCGGCTGTTGTACGGTGCGATCGTCTCCACCCGGTCGTCGCCAGACAGGATCCAGAACGCCTCGGCCACCATGAACTTGAAGCTCAGACTGCGGTCAGGCACGCGGAGCACAGGCTTACGCATGTCCACCACGATTGTGCGTTGGGGAATCTCGCGGGTCATCTTGCCGCGTGGCGCTACGCAGTCGCCGTTGGTCAAGATGTCGTTGAGGGCTTGAAGCCAGATTCGTGAAAAGTCCATTTGATCCTCCTAGATCAGATCCAGCAGCGGGTAACGCTGCTTGGCATTGAAGCGCTTGAACGCTTGGGGATGGGGCACAGTGGCCGCCGTGATTTTCAACCGGTACAGCTGCTCGTAGGCCTTATTGCCCAGAGCCACGACGCGCTCGGGATTGAGGTTATGGAGCACGGACAGATCCTGATCGGCGTTCAACCACAGCACCTGGTCTTCGCCCACGTCGACAGCATCCAGCTGGTCGGCAAGCCACTGACTGCAGCCCTCACCACTGAATGAGGCGAAGGGCCACTGATACCAGGCATCGTTGTCCTTGCGCTCAGCGAACGCCTCACCAATCAGCACGACCCGCGCATCCCAGTTGCCAGCCGAAGCCAGCTCCAGTGGATGCTGCTGGAAGCGCAGCCGGTCTACTCCAGCGACCAAGTTGTCAGTTGTGAACAGGTCATCGACCTTGGTGTAGTCGTAGACGAGCTCAGGCAGATCGGTGACCTGGTCCGCATAGAGGTCGTAGACCATCCGCAGCTGGTCCTCGTTGTCCAGCATCTCGAGGTGCTTGCGTGCCATGTACGACAGACGCACCGCTTCCCAGCCTGGCTGGCAGCGCACGACCACAGCACCGCAGCGCATGGCCAGACGCTCAAGCATCCGCCGGCTGGCGTGAGTCAAGCGGTCCCGGCCCTCACGGAAGGCGATGCCGTAGGGCATCTCGCTCAACCAGCAGCGATCGAAGACGACGTCTTGGTAGCCCAGCAGCGCAGGCAGCATGGCTTCGACGTAGACGCGGCCCAGGCTCTTCCCCACCCGGGGGAGGGCGGAGAAGTGGACGTACTTGGCGCCGGTGGCTTCAGCGAAGGCCTGACCAGCAGTGGACTTGCCACCACCGTCCGGACCTTCGAAGATGGTCAGCTTCTTGCTCACTTGGGCCATGACAGAATCTCCTCCAGGCGAGCCTCAGGACCAACCCAGCCTTCAGGCTTCTTGACGTCGTAGGCGCTGCCTCGCTTCGAGTCCTCAGCCTTGGCCACGCGGACCTTGGCCATGTTGCAGGAGTGAACCGCGTGCATACCAGCGTGCCACTGGGACGGATCGACGCCCAGGAAAAGCGCCGTGCCGTAGGCCACGTAGGCCAGATCCAGCAGGGCATCGAAGGCCTTGACGCGGTCACCGTCACCCAGAGCTTCTTCCAACTCGTCGAGCTCCTCTTGCAGGAACTTCAGACGGAAGACTGTGGCGTCCAGGTTATGGGTGAGCTGATCGTCCTTGCCCAAAGGTAGGCCGAACTTCTCGTGGAACTCAGCGACATTTCCAATCATCAAAACGGCGCTCCTTTCGTCTTGCGGGCCGCGGGCTTGACCGGCTTGCCGTCAGCTGCTTTGCGGCAGACCCACAGGTTGTTGCGGGAGTGGTCCTCATGCAGCGGACCGAAGATGTTGCTGATGGCGTCGCTGTCGAAGTACTGCTCCAGCGCCTTGCGGACTTCCAGCACAGCTGCCTTGCTGCAACCGGTAGGGTCAACCTTGCCGATGTGCTTGATGTCCATGAACGTGCCAAAGCGGCGCTCGATGACGAAGCCAGCCTTCTCGATGGCGGCCTGGAGCTCCGGAATCTTGTACTCATGGATGTGGTTCTTGGCATGCCGCACACCGTCGTAGACCGGAGTGGACAGCAGCAGCACGCCGCCCGGCTTGGTAGCCGCGAACATGGCCTTGAGCAGGTTGGCGCCGTGCTCGACCTTCATGTGCTCGATGACCTCGTAGTTGACGACGACATCGAAGCCCTCAGGTCGTGCCTTGAGCAGCTCCTTGTAGCGCTCAACGAAGTTGAACTCGCCATGGAACGTCAGGCGCTGAGAGGCAGACGGCTTCAGCTTGTTCAGGTCCACGCCAGTGTAGTGGTTGACGTGCGCGGCAGCACCGCCAGTTAAAATCTTGCTGAGCGGCTTGTCTTCACCGCAGCCGACCTCGAGCACGTTGTGCTTGGCCGTGATGAAGCGACGGGCGAAGCTCCAGCGAAAGAAATGACTGCTGTAGTCTCTGTGAAGCGTACGACCGTGACCAGCTTCGTGAAGTTGAGTGGTGTCGTAATCGCGATTATCGCGTGCGACTTCTTTAGGTTTTGCCATGATTACCTCTTTCTAAGTGGAGTGCTCAGGGCTCTGCTGACGTCCCATCCGCACTTGATTCGTTGCTGAAATTGATTGCTTGGTACTACGCATCTTGGATCAGATCCCCATTCCGCAGCGCACTTCGTTTCGCCGTTAAATGTAAGCATCACGTTGTTGGATTTGTTCCAACAATTTTGCTGGCGGGTGACAAACCGGCAGTTATCCGGGCCGTAGCCTTTACGGTTGTCGATGCGGTCAATGTCCAATCCTGATTTGTAATCATTGGCCAAAGCCCACTTAACAAACTCAGAGCAACCACGACGGCCTGCCCATCGAGCGTCCAGTGAAATTCCTTTGGCGCCGTAGTCCTTGTAAGATCTGGATTTAGGATAGTTGCAGCGTGCATTGATTCCGCTCCAAAGAGACTGGAGCTTAACAACCGTATCTACAACTTGATCCGGGTCCATCACTTCACCTTGGCTTCGGGCGGGTTCATGCCCTGCTTCTTCAGGTGGTTGCGATACCACTTGACGTAGCCACGTTTCTTCTCGTCCAGGCCGAACTTCTCCTGCACCTTCTCGAAGATCTTGTCGTCGGTCAGCTTGCCTTCCATGATCAGGTCTTGGAACATCTGGGCAGCCGACTGCTTTTTCTCGCCAGTCTTCTTCGCAGGTGTCTTGACGACCGGATCGATGGCGCGGCGACCTGCCTTGACGACCTCGGTGGATTTGGTCTTGGCGGCAGTTTTTGCCGGCGCGGCCTTCTTGGTTACGGGCTTGGCGGCAGTCTTCTCGGCGGCCGCGGCTTTCTTGGTGGTTGCCATTTCTAGCTCCTGTTTACTCACGTTGATGATCTGGCCCAGGTAATCCAAGGCCTCCTTGGTCGCCCCGATGTTCTGGCTGTAGCTCAGGTAGAGCTGGCAGGCCTTCTCAGCGGGGTATCCTTCCATCGGCGTGAACCGCTGGTCGAATGACTCCGCCGACGTCTTCTGGACTTCGAGTCCAGTGCTAACGTCGAGCGGAATATACTTGACATGCCCATTGACGCGCTCGACCTGAATGCAGGTGCGACGCTGATGGTCATGGTACGGCATGACGACTAAATTCTTCTTGGCCATTACTTCTTCTCCCCGGCTAGTTTGTTGGCGAACACTGACAGCTCAAGCAGGCCTTGCATCAGCACCTGGGCTTCAGGCCAGTACTGAGGCCCGTAGACCTGCCAGTGGAATTGCACGGCGCCGCCCTTCTTGGTGACGAGCGCACGAGGTCCACCATCGATGTACAGCTGGAAGCGCTGCTCGTCGTGGGTACTCTCGTCGCGAATTTCGATGGTGTCCATTACAGGAACTCCGGGCGGCGGATCTTGCCACCGACCGGTTCAGCCAAACGCTGGAAGTCGGCGGCGAGAATATCCTCAGGCACGATGAAGTCAGTGACTACACCGGTACGAAAGTGGACACGGACCTTCATGATTAGGCGTCCTGGGGCAGGCGGCCGGTGCGCTTCATTTCGCAGCGATACCACGTGGGGTAGTGGCGCTTGGAGTTGTCCAGATTGAACTTCTCCTTGATCACGTCCCAGACCTCTTGGTTAGTCTTGCCGTCGAGGATCAGGGCACGTGCCGTGGCCGAGATGCCCTCGCGCTTCGGCGCAGCTGTCTTTGGTTCAGCAACTTTGAAACGACGACCATCTACTTTGGGGGTGTCCTTATCACCAGAAGTGAAGACAACGTTTTGCTTCTTGGCAGGTGCCTTGGCCGCAGGCTGCTTCAGCGACTGGAGATGGAGCTCAGCCATGGCGACCTTGCACGCGAAACGACCGTCAGTCATCTTCTCGATGAAGAAGTCGTAGTCGCGTGCTTGGATGCCCAGCTTGCGCAGGATGGTGGTGGCGGAATCGCGACGAGCAAGGATCTTGACGGCGTTGGCTTGGATGGTCTTGGACATGGTGGTTTCCTCAGCAAGGTTCCGGTCGATGTGTGACCGTGATTAGATCTTAGCACGGCACAATGGACTTGTAAACACCTATTTTCAACTATTTGCGCAAATTTTTCAGGGCATCGAACAAAGCATTCTGCCCCTTGCGCTTCGACTTCACAGCAGCCAAGACTGCCTCATCGATAGTGCCCTTAGCCATGATGTGATGACAGAAGACCTTCTTGCTCTTGTTGCCTTGGCGCAGCACGCGGCGGATGAACTGGTCATAGAGCTCGTAGTCCCACGTCAGCGAGTGCCAGCACACATGGTTGCCCATCTCCTGCAGGTTCAGTCCGTGAGCCATCGCCTGTGGGTGGCCCAGCAGCACCGGCAGCTTGCCTGCGTTCCAAAGCGCCTCCAGCTCAGCCGACCGCTTCGCACTCACACCGCCACCGATGTACGGCACGTCCTGACCGAGCTTCTCGCGCAGCCGATCGAGGTCATGCTCGAAGTCGTACGCCACCAGCAGCGGGGAACCCTGCAGCTCCTCGATGAGGTCGGCCAAAGCATCGACCTTCTCGGTGTGCAGGTTCACCCACTCGCGCTTGGACTTGGGCAGCTTGACCAGTGCCTGCACCTCCGGGTCGAGGTAGATGCCACCGTTGGCCACCTGCCTGCACTTCATGGAGGCAGCTGCTGCGGTGGAGGCAACGATGACCTTGGAATCGAGCTTGGCGATCAGATCCTCCTCCAACTGGTCATACACACGCATGACGCTATCAGGCAGGTCGACGCGGATGTTGTTCTCAATCAGCGTAGGCATGTCGAGGTAGTCGTCAGCCGCCATGCGCAGCGCCAGTGGGCGGATGCGGTCATAAATCTCCTGCTCCGCGCCCTCACGGATATTCCAACTGAAGCCGTCGTGGCTGGGCACGAAGTACTTCATTCGGTAGTGGCTGATGTAGGGACCCAGGGTCCGGCCCTGGTCCAGCACGAAGCACTGACCGAAGAGGTCCAGCAGGCCGTTCGACGCCGGCGAGCCAGTGAGGCCCCAGCGGCGACGGAAGGTGTTGAGCACCAGCTTCAGTGCCTTGAAGCGGTTGGTATTGGTGTGCTTGAACTTGGACAGCTCGTCGACGACCAGGGTATCGAACCCCAGTGCCTTGAAGCGACGCAGGTCCACGTCAACCTTGGTCTTGCCTGTAGCTGTCTTGGTCTTCTTGACCTGCAGCAGCCAGTCCAAGCCCTCAGGGTTGATCACGTAGACGTCTGCCTCAGACTTTAGGGCCTCATCCTTCTTGGGGCCATGGAGCACAGCCACCTTGATGCCGCCGAAGTCAGTCCACTTGTCTACCTCCTTGGGCCAGACGCTGTAGCATACGCGCAGCGGCGCGATGAGCAGGACCTTATCGAGGACCTGCTTTTGCTTGAGCAGCTTAATGGCAGCCAGCGTGATGCTGGTCTTACCGAGACCCGGATCCAAGAACAGCGCAGATGCCGCGTGCTCGAGCAAGAATTTCACGGCCTTCTTTTGATAGGCGTGCGGTTGCCACGGCTTCGATAACGGCTTGAAAAGCTCGGATTGCATTGTCATGTACCTCAACTTGATAGCCCAACTTGCGCAGCTGAGCGTGGATGTATTCTTGCTTGGGCTCAGGTTCCTCGCCAGGACGCTTGAACTCAATCAAAAGTGGCTTCCCACCAGGAAGCCAGAAGATTCGGTCTGGGTAGCCTGTGTCGCCCGGCGTAACCAGCTTGGAACCCACGATCCCGAGATGTTTCCAGACGAGATCGCAGGTGTCCTGCTCAATTTTCGATTCAAGCTCACGCATCAACCACGGCCTTGGCGTTCAGCCGTAGTCTGGCAATGCACACAGCGAACTCGACCCATCTCCAAGCGCTTAGCGAGCATGTCTTCGCCGCAGTCAAAGCAGGTCTCGCCATCCCAGCCAGCGAATCGAGGTTCGTCGCACTGACGTACGCGGGCCTGAGCGATCTTCTCCTCGACCTGAGCCAGCTGCAGGCGCTCGGCCATTTCCAAGGTCTTATCGTTCAGGCCACTCATCACTTGCCGCCTTTCAGGTGCTTGAACACCTTGATGGCGTGCAGTGCCTGCGTCTTGGCGTCGTCCAGGGCGTTGTGGTAAGTACCAGTCCGCTCGGTCTTGATCTGGGGAGCCAGGTTCTTCAGCGTGCGGAAGCAGCGGTTGTTCCAGAACTCCCAGCCGTTCTTGACGCCGGTGGCAGCATACAGGTTGATCAGGATGGCGTTGTCGAAGTCGCTGCCATTGCCCCAGACCTGCACGCTCCTGGCGCCGAACTGATGGAGGTACTCGTTGAACAGCACCAAGGCCTTGTCCAGCGGCTTGTTGCCTCGGGCAGCGCGCGCCTGCTTCAGCACCTTCTGGGCCTCAGGCGACTGCTTCTCCCACCAGGCCACCGTCTCAGGATCGGTGTGCAAGCCAACCTCCTCGCAGCTGGCCACCTTGATGACGGTGTAGAACTCCGGGCCGAGCTTGCCGGTATCGGCATCGAAGGCCACTGCACCGATGGACAGGACCGAGCAGCCGGCACGGCGGCCCAGCGTTTCCAAGTCCACCATCACGTTCTTCATCGGGTTCATTTCGCTCATTTCAACATCTCCTTAGTATTTGCACAGACCGGGACCGCCGGCCGCTTTCTTGGATTGACCATACCAACACCACTTGCACTTGTCATTGGGACGTGGCGCAAAGATCTTGTCGCTCATCATCGGCTTGACTCGTTTCTCCCACTTCTTCTTCAGCATCGGAATATCAGCCCGCGTGAAGAGCATGTCCTCAGGTTGCTCCGGGTAGATCGTGCCTTGATCGAGGTAGACCAGACGGGGCAGCACCTTCTCAATATGGGGATGGAGCAGCAGCGCTGACAAGGCGTAGAGCTCCAGCTGCTCGACGTAGTCTTCATTCTGCTCGACGCGGAACTTACCCGTCTTCCAGTCGGTCACGATCAGGGTTTCCAGATCTTGGTGATGGGCGCAGTCGAGCTTGATGCGCACCCAGCACTGAGTCCAATTATCCCACTGGGTCTCGTCCCAGTCCTTGGTGAAGGCCCAGTTGTCTTCGACGACCATCCCGTTGATTTTCTTCTTGTACTGAGCCTTCATCATCTTGAACTCGGCTTCGAACGCCTTCAGCTCGACCGGGAAGGTGCGCGCCTTGATCTTGCCTTTGATGTACTGCTCAGCCAGATCATGGATGGCGGCTCCGCGGTTCAGTGCATCGCTACCAGGCTCCTTGATCCTGTCCACGTGCTTGAGTTTGCACTTCAATGGGCATTGTTTATAGTCGCTGTAGCGGCTGAAGGACCAGCTCGTGATTTGCTTGATGGGTATTACTTTCTTCGTGGCCATTACAGCACCTTGCCTTTCTTGTCGTAGTCCTGGAGTTCATCCCAGTTGGTTGAGGAGATTGCTCCCTCACTAAGAATGGGAACGTCGAACTCCACGCTCTCCATGCACTTGCACAGCACTTCCATCTCGGTCTTGAGGATCTTCTTCGGCACGCTGGCTGTGACCTGGTCATGTACGTTGAGGACGATCTTCGCCTCAGGTGCCTTGACAGCGTGGTAGCGAATGAGTGCCTCCTTGGTACAGTCAGCAGCTGAGCCCTGAATGAGCACGTTGACCAGCTTGTAGTCGAACTCGCGGATGCGGCCATCAACCAACTTGGGCTCCTCGCAGTAGTACTCACGGCCACCCCAGGTGCGGATGGGCTCCTTGTTCCGCGCCCGCAGCTTCATGTCTTGGTACATCTGCTTGAGACCAGGGTAGAGCTGCAGAATTGCCTTCTTCAACTCACTGGACTCCTCGACCGTCATGTCGTTCTTGTCCGCCAGCTTGCCCACGCCCATGCCGTAGATCAGGCCGAGGTTCGTGTTCTTCACCGGCTTACGGTCGTAGAACTTGCCCATCTTCTCGAGCTCCGCCTTGGCGTAGTCGTGGAAGTCAATCCAGGGGTTCTCGATGTATTTGTCCATCAAGCTGCCGCCATCGAAGTGCGCCAGAATCCGTGGTTCCTGCTGGGAGTAGTCGCGGTCGATGAAGACCTCGCCTTTGAACGGCGTGATGTAGCTCCGCACCTTGGGCAGCGGAGGCAGATCTTTCCACGGGCACTTGGGCAGCTTCTTGGCCTTGGCAGGATCCCGCTCGTCATGGGCGAAGATGGCCGCAAAGGTCTTGGGGATGTTCTGGAAGTTGGGTGTGCTCGACAGACGGCCGGTGCGCGTACCCACATTGGAATCACCCGATGGCGACTTGATCTGGTTCCAGGTGGTGAAGATCAGCCCACCTGACGCGTTGGCGGTATTAAGCCACGGCTGCATGAAGGTGTTCAGGCAGGTGTTCAGCTGGGTGCGATACTTCAGTACAGCCAGCAGCACCTTGTCCGTGACGCCCAGCAGCAAGGCCTCCTTGTTCGTCTGGAACTTGCCTGTCGGCGTACGCGGCATCAGGTCAGGATTCGCCTTGCCTGCGGCCACCATAGCGTCAACCAGTTGAGCTCCTGAGTCGAGGTTGATGTCTGCATCAGCCTTGAGTGTTTTGATGATCCAGGCATCAATCTGGATGCGCCAGTCGTTGTACGTGGCCACGTCCTTGACTAGCCTAGCGTGGTCCATCTGCAAACCTTGGCGCTCCATCTCCAACAGGATGGGCATGAGCTTCCGCTCGCGGTCATAGGAGACCAGCATGCCACGGTCGACGGTTTTCTTCCACAGCATGTTGAAGATCGCCTCAGTGCGATCGACGTCGCCGTTGGCGTACTTGCCCACTAGGTCGCCAGGCGCGTAGGCGATGTAGCGACCGAAGTAGTGGTCAGAATTCTTGGACTTGCTGATCTTGACGCCAGGCACGGGCTGGTTAGCTACAAACCATTCGCCCACTGCGTCTTGCTCCTCGGCCGGCATGTCGAGCAGGCGGGTAGCCGACGGCTTGAGTCCCAGCTCTTGCTGATGCGGGTCGTCGAGGAACAGCAGGAACATCGTGTCGTGGATCTTGTCCCAGGTCGGGATGGGGAGCTCGAAGTGCACTTCAGCCACATCCACGTCGAACTTGCCGTTTTGGAACAGCAGACCTTCTTTGTGTGACCAAGCCTTGACTAGCTCGGCCTGAGCTTCGGACCAGCAGCAGTTGTTGCCAGTCGGATGGCCCCAGGCGTAGTACTTGGACTTCTTGCCTGGGTACTTGATGGACACACCCACCGGAATGGGCGGATACTTCGGACGACCTTCGATGCCGAAGGTTTCGAAGTCGATGGTGACTGGCTTAGGCTGCTTCATGATGCTGTGCCCAGTTCAGCGCGCTCACGATCGGCGCGGGCTTTGTTGAGGCGGCTGTGGATTCGCTTGATGAACTGCTTGCGCTTGCGGCCTTTGAGCTCCTCCTTGAGGAGGGACCCGCAGGTGGCCTCGTTGGCCTCACGCAACTCATCATTCAGTGCCAGCCACGAGAGCAAAGCCGGGTTGTTCACTGGTTTCTTCATTTGTGTTGCTCCTGTATGAAAAAGGCCGGCGGAGACGAGAGGGAGGTAGACTCGTCTTGGATCCGCCGGCTGGGAAGCGATCAGTACTTGCGAGCTGCGCGCTTGGCTACAGGCTTCTGAGCGGCACGGCTGCCACGCTTCGGAGGCGGAGCAGCTTCTTCCTCATTCGGCTGGTACGGGAAGTCGATGGTGGACTTGGCTTCCTCGTGACGCTTCATGATGGCGCCCATGAGCTCGTCGGGCAAGTTCATGATGGGCTCGAAGACCACCTTGAACTGGCTCTTCGGATCAGGCACGACCTTGACCTTGGTCACGATGCCGAAGGGCGGGCGACGCAGGGCACCAGCCACCTGCTTGACGAAGCTGGCGTAGCCCTTGACGGACGTGACAGGCAGCTTCATGAAGCCGATGGCCGTGGATTCGAAGTGCTCATCATCTTCAATGAGCTCGAACTTGCCAGCCTGGTTGAAGGTACCGGCCGGAATCAGCGCCAGCCGGCGGGTGTTGCGGCAAGCCTTGCCCCGGCCGGTATCTGCCGAGCCCCACTCGTTCATCTCGCAGCCGTCGCACAGGCCAGAGGCGCCGCACTGTTGGTTGCCTGCATCGATGACGATCTGATGTGGAGCCAGCGTCTTCTCTTCGCGGCCGAATGCGAAGCACACCGGGCCTTGAGGAGTGTCGGGGTCGTACTTGCCTTCGTAGAAGACATTCTCCAGCACCGAGTCCAGGATGACGACGGCCATCTGGTTGTTCGGCAACGGAGCGTCTTGCCAGCTGAGAATGCCGGACTTGAGACTGAAGAACTGACCTCCGCCGGTGTTGGCTTCCATGCCAGCTGCGACTTCAGCTTGCTTAGCGAGCTCTTCGTCCCATTTGACGAGGGCGGTGGTCTTGGATGCTGCGGGTTTCTTTGTAGCCATGATCATGGTTCCTTAGTGGTTAGTAACGAGGACTGCCTGGATGATGAATCAGCAACCCCGAGCCAGGCCCCGAAGCTGCTGAGTAGTGTTAATGCTTAGGCATACGGTCTGCGATGCGCTGTCGATTGATTAGCAGGTCTGCCTCAGTGGGTGACCAGCCTTGCAACCAACCTGCTGGCACTGAGACTGCAGGGCACTCAGTATGCTGCGGGCTGTAGCCACGACGAATCATCTCGGCCACTAGCTGCTTGAAGCGCTGTTGACAGTAGTCGAGGCGGCTATAGAAGAACTTCACATGCCCGGCACCAAGCGTGTACGTGTCAGGAGCTGTGACGCCACCACGCTTAGCGGCAGCCTCGGCTAGTCTGAACACGCGCGGCAGCTCGCGGTACTCAGCCACCAAGTGCTTCTGATGGAGCTCCTCAACAGGCACACAGTTGATGCGGGTCATGATCAGACCTTGTTGATGGAGACGGAGACAGCGTTAAAGTGCTCGACGCCAGGAATCTCCTTACCAGCTTCCCAGCGCTCCTTGATGGCTGCATCAGTGAGACGCTTCTGCATCAGGTCGAAGCTGCCGGTCTTCTTCACGTACTTGTAGAAGGCATCCCAGTCCTTGACCTGAGGAATTTGCTTGGTCACAACCGTGACGCGAGCTAGCTTGCCAGCCACGCCCGACGCCTCAGACTTGGGCAGGTTCTCGATGATGTGGTTCTTGAGGGCGGTCTCCTCAGCAGCTACTGCATCGACCTCCTTCTGCATCGCCAGGCGCTTGTTGCGCAGCTCGAACAGCTTGTCCGCACAGGCGCCCATCGCCTTGGGAAATTTGTATTTGACCTCAGCCATTTTGGTTCTCCTTAGTGATGGCATGGTTATCGCACATAGCCAGCAAAGGAGCTTTCCACTGTGCCCAAAATTCGATTGCACGACTTTCCATACGACTGATGGTACCGTCATCGAAGGATTTCCACTCCTTGTGGGAGTGGCGTTGGCATCCAATCCGCATGAAGCCCTCAGTGATAAGGACCGGCCAAATCAGATTGAGAATAGAGATGGGTGCTTTAGTGAGTGTTTCACCGGCCAGGTTGGCACCGTCCAGGTTGGCAC